ATGGAACACTTTGTAAGAGTAGTAATGGAAAAGAACAATAATTTAAACGAAAGTTTAGATGAAAGTATTTTTCCAGGTGCAGAATTATTAGAAACAGAACAAGGTGGTTCTGCCTATCATATACCGCTACCAAGATTATTAAGCGAAGAAGAATCAGACGAGTATGCAGACAAACTTGCAAACTTTTTATTTAGTGAAGGGTATGAAGACTTTGACATCGAAGTGTCAACAGAAGATGACAGTCCTGTTGTTGAAGAAACATATGATGACGATGACGAGTTTTACGAACAGTATGGCGAAATGTGGTACAACGAAGATGAAGAAGTAGACGAAGCAGAGTACCAAGGTCGTAAAGTTAAACTTGGCAAGCCTATGCAAGGCGATACTAAGAAATTTAAAGTTTATGTTAAAGATCCTAAGACAGGCAATACTAAAAAAGTAAACTTTGGACACGGCGGTAGCAGTGTTAAAGGTAAAGCAATGAGTATTAAGAAGAATAACCCCGCAGCGAGACGTTCGTTTAGAGCAAGACATAATTGTGATAACCCGGGTCCACGCACAAAAGCAAGATATTGGAGTTGTAGAAAATGGTAAAAAAGTCAGAAGCAGAACAAATAAGAGATTTAGGCAATCGTTTAGCTAAGATAAACGGATTAGATAACACAGAATCAGATGATTATCAGCCAGAAAATGACAGCATCTTAATAGCATCTAATCCATACGGAACTAAGTATGAAGATTTCGTAAGCAAAGAGAGCTAGTATGAAACTATTTGAATTAGCAAACAAAGACGACTTTGATATGCCATACAATGTGGCAAATGATTGTCATACGTATATGAAAAACAATCCTATGTTTTATAGGAAAGAGTACTTCCCTGTTATGGCAAGTATGTCTGATAAGTTTAGAAAAGGGCAGGCTGTAGATTTTGCAGAAACTTTAAAGCCAATGGTTCAACGTGCAATGGAACAGTATTGTGAAGAGTACGGACTAGGTGGTTCACAAGGTGTTTTTACAGAAGAAGACGAACTGAACATTATTGAAGCTATCAAAGAAGACGAAGTAAAAAATATTGAAGAAGGGGAATACTAAATGTTTCTCAAAGAGCTGTTTGAAGCACCATCAAAGAAAGCAGTTCTTGCTTTTGGTAGGTTAAATCCTCCAACTATTGGTCATAGTAAGTTAGTTGATCAAATAAAGAAACATGAAGGCGATCATTACTTGTTTCTTAGTCAAACACAAAAGCCTAAAACAGATCCATTAGACTTTGCAACTAAATTAAAGTTTGCAAAGCAATTCTTTCCAGGCATTAACATCGGTCATCAAAGTGTACGTACACCTGTACAAGCATTAGAAAAGTTACAAAGTTTAGGATATACAGATTTAATCTTTGTTGCAGGCAGCGACAGAGTAGATGGCTTTCAAAAGCTGTTTGATACATACAATGGCCAACCTGATAAAACAGGAAAGATACCATTTAAGTTTAACACATTAAAAGTTGTAAGTGCAGGCGAACGTGATCCTGATGCAGATGGTGCAGAAGGTATGAGCGCAAGTAAGATGCGTCAGGCTGCTGTACAGGGCAACTTAAAGGCATTTGCACAAGGCGTTCCAAATACTAAACTAGCACAAGCAATGTACGATGCTGTACGTAACGGCATGGGCATTAAAGATCGCGCTGATGGATGAGCTACAGGACATAAAACGTCTAGCAGGCGTCGGTGAATTTAGAGGATATTCTGAATATAAGATTGATGAAAATCCTAGCGAAACAGCTGCGGCGCTAAAGAAAAAAGAAAAGAAGATGGGACTAAAGCCAGGAGACCAAGAGTGGTTTAAACTTTGGTTCAGCAAACCTTATATGACAGGTGCTACACAATTTAGGGGCCGTAAAAAGAAATGAAGTTCCAAGAGATATCAGAAGACGGAAGAATCGTAAAAGGCGTTAACACTACAGTTGATGTTGATACTAATCAGATTCCTAAAGAAGCATCAAAGTTTGGCAACACTGTAGACAAAGACGGAGTTCCGCCAACACTAAGCAAAAAAGTAAAAGGTAAGAGTACTAACGTATTGTTTAACTTGGGCCTTTCAGAAGGCAAGTATGCAGACATACATGATGTAAAAGACTTTGATCCAAAGAATTTAGAAATATGGGTTAAAGGCGTAGGCGTATATACACTTGACGGCTTAAAAAATAGATTAAAAACAAGATTAGAAGGCTTTAAAGATAACATGGACTACAATGCAGACGGTGTTGAGAAAGTGTTAAGTGGTACCGGATATGATGCATTTATGAGTATGCTTAGAGGCTACAACGAAGTAATGGCTGCATTAGAGACACCGCAATTCAAACGTAAAAAAACTATTGCTAAACGTAAAGCTCAGTACAGTGAAGGCAAGATGATTGCTAATCCTAAGAATACTTTTTTAACAAAGTCTGATACAGCATATGATTTTTTAAAGATTGGAACTAACTTAGCTAACTTAAAAAGTGTGCCTGACAATTCTAACGTTGATGAACCTGATATTATGATTGCTCCATACGCTGGGCAAAAAGAAATGAAGTATCTTATGAAACAACTTAACCGTATTGGTTATGACACACAAGATGCATCGGGTTATCAAGATGCACACTACGATGACACTCCGACTGGTGGTGAAGCACCTCCGCAAATTAAAGATCAAGGTAAACTAGGTAAAATTAAATTAAATAAGTTACGTAGTGTACAAAAGAATAGAAACTTTCGCAAACTCGAAAAGCAATTAACTAAAGTAAAAGACGGTAACTATAGTCCTTTAACTATTGATCCTAAAGGACGTATAGTAAACGGACATCATAGGTTTGATGCACTAAGACTTATGGGTGAAGAATTTGCAACTGTTAGAATGATTGATACTTCATTAGAAGAAGTAATTGCAGAAAACTTTGCAGACGGTAAAAAAAAGGGTAAAAGCAGACCAGGACGAGTGAAGAAGTCCGGCGCTAGTTGTAACGGAAGTGTTACAGCACTACGTAAACGTGCTAAGAAAGCATCAGGTGAAAAAGCAAGAATGTATCACTGGTGTGCAAACATGAAAGGTGGCAAGAAGTAATGTTTAGTAAACAATGCAAAACACATTTAGAAGAAGTTGGCGAAACTAAGTTTCAGCATATGAAGGGTGCTTTAAAGGCAGCGATCCAATTGCAGTTAGTTATCCCGGCGCTAGTAATACATGGTGTTGCGCCTAGTTTATTTGTACACACCGCAACAAACGTAATGAAAACCATTTTGGAAGATAGACATGAAAATAAATGAAGTAACATCAGTTCGTAATTCAACACAAGTTAACGAAGCATTTCCACTTTTAATACCAGCACTAATAGCTGGTGTAAGGATAGCTGCTCCGTGGGCTATAAAACAAGGTGCAAGGATAATTGCAAAAAGAAGCGTTGCTGCTAATGTAGCCAAGAAAGGTGCAGAAGTTGTTGCTAAAGGCACAGGTACTGTTGCCAAAGGTGCAGCTAACACACTTCTTAAACGTCCAATAGCAACTACTACAATAGGCGGTGGCGCATACGTTGCTAAGAAAACTGGTGATGGTATTGACGAACTAATAAAAAGAGCCGGTGAAGGTATTGATGCTGTAAAAGACGAACTAATGGCTGCACTCGGTAGTGCAGGTTTTGCTAAAGTTGCAAAATTTACCACTAAGTACGGAATACCCGTATTAGCTGCTGTTGCTATACTATACGGTGGCAAAAAGGTTTGGGACTATTTGTCTAAGTCTAGCAAAGAGCAACCAAAACTTGCAACTGAATCACAAAAAGACACACACTGTTCAGACAAGTGCTGTGGTGCTGATACTAAAAGAGAAGATTGTAAATGCTCAGCAGATTGTGAACATTGCAACTGTAATGATCCTAGTGTTGCAGAATCAGCAAGCGCAGGCGCTACTAGCTCAGGTAGTGTTGCTAGTGTAGTAAACCCTACATATGCATATGCTAAAGGAAAGAAAAAAGGCAAGAATGGTTTACCTAAGGCGCCACAAGCAACTAATCCAGACGGAACAGCTAAAAACGCTTTAGATATAAAAAACAATTTAATTGGCGGCAAGGTCGCAAAAAGATAAATATATATTAGTAGGAGTTACTGATGAGAGAAAAAGATTTAACAGAAGGTTTAGGCGAATTAGCTGATAAAGCTGAGCAAGACCACGAAGTACAAATGGCACGTGCCGAGTTATACAAGGCCGCTAAGTATTCAATCAAGTTACACGAGATGCTTAAAGGCGTAAGTGAATCAGAAGGCTTAGAAGGTTGGGTACAAGCAAAGATTACCAAAGCTTCAGACTATTTAAGTTCTGTTTATCATCACTTGGATTATCAAGAAGCTGATGACGGAGCAATGGCTCCTGATGCACTAGATGGTATTTCAAGCGGTAAAGCAGAAGTAGAAGAAGGTAAGCGAGCACTTCCGGAACGTGGTTCACGTGCTAAGAAAAACAAAAAGTATAAAGAATCGTTAGCTGACAAATTATCAGAAGCTGTTGCTAAGTGTTCAGACTGTGGTAACACAAGTTACAAAACACTTCCAGAAGAAAAGCAAAAAGGTGTTGACGGCAAAGTATGCTGGAAAGGCTACAAGCGTATGGGCACTAAACAAAAAGGCGGCAAGACTGTCGACAATTGTGTAAAGGCATAACATGGATTTTCACGCACTTCAAAAGAAACTGTTTCAAATAGAACCAACTGACCCTGCACAGGACAAAGCAAAGCTAATGGCTGATCTTGGTCATGCGCAACAAGCACCAGTTGAAACTGTTAGTAACACTATGTATGAAAGTGCGCAAGTCGCAGAAGGTTCATTGCAAATGGACAGAGATTACAGTGTAAACGACTTTGCTAAACTAGCAGGTGTTACACTAACTGAAGGTTATAAGACTGGAAGTCCGGGACAACTTAAAGGCAAAGATGCTTTTAACAAAAAGAGCAAGCCGGGCGGGAACGAAACGCCGCATCCTGCTAGAGGAAAACTAGTTGGTGAAAAAACAGATGAAGCTCCTGATAGTGCATATGATTCCTTTAAAAAGGGATATAAGAATTACAACAATTTTGGCACTGTTGGTCTAGGCAAAGATGACCTAGCAAAAAAGGCAGATAAGACATTTGGCGGTAAAGGTAAAGATAAACCAACTACAGGCACAACTAGTGTAGCTGATAAGTATTCAAGTTCTATACAGAACATACTTAACGACCCTGCACTAAAAAAAGAACTATTAATACTCATTAAAAAGGCAAATAGCAAGAAGATGTATAATTCCGAGGCACAAAAGAACAGAAGACCACAAAAACCAAAGCCGCGCAATACAGGATACAAAGATCTAGAAGCACTACGTACTAGTGGCGCAGGCGGTTCGCATACAGATAAAACAAAAGTTTTACCTCGTAAGCAAAAGTACAAGCAAGATCCTACTCAGGAATCTATCAAAGAAATGCTTTATCGTAAATTAAACGAAAAAAGTTCTTGACAAACCCTTCATAAGACCGTATAATAGTATATAAACTACTAAAGGAGAATCCTATATGGGAAGTCGTGTATTCGGTGCCGATGAAAAGGCAAAATTAGAAAGACTAGTAAATGAAGGCGTAACAGTCTATCAGGAAGTAGAAGACCTTACAGCAGGTCTAAAAGATACAGTTAAGGCTGTAGCAGAAGAGCTTGATATTAAACCAAGTTTAATTAACAAAGCAATTAAAATTGCACAAAAAGGTGATTGGGAAAGAGTTTCCGATGAGTTCGACGATCTTGAAACATTAGTCGTAACTGTCGGCAAGGACAAATAGTTTGCAAGCTATTAAAGACTTTTGGAATAATAGTCTTGCATCTGATCCAGTCGCACACTACGCAGAGATGTTAGGTGCTGTTGCTGTTATTATAGGTAGCTCTATATTAACATGGACAGTACTTACTCCAAGACCAGATATCTTCATACCGTTCTACTTTGTAGGAAGTTGTGCAAGTTTCTTTGGAGCATATAGACGTGGCCTACCTTGGGTATTAATACTTACAGGTTGGTTCATTATGATGAACATCATAGCTCTTAGTAGACTATATATTATATAACGCCAATAGCAATAGCTAGGCATGTAGATGGTTAAGTTGGCCATAAGCAACGAAGGAGAAATAATTGAGCTACGTAGACGCACTATTTGATCGCGACTCTGACATCATCAGAGTTGTAGAACGCAAAGACGGTAAAAGAGAATACCGTGAATATCAAGCAAAGTATACTTTTTACTATAAAGACCAACGCGGCAAGTATAAAAGTGTATACGGCGACCCACTGAGTCGTATTGTTTGTAAAAACACAAAAGACTTTCGCAAGGAAGTTGCTATTAACAGAGATAAGCAACTATTCGAAAGCGACATCAATCCAATCTTCCAATGTTTAAGTGAAAACTATCTTAACCAAGATGGTCCTAAGATGAACATTGCCTTTTTTGATATCGAGACTGACTTCGATCCAGAGCGAGGCTTTGCTGATCCTAGTGATCCGTTTATGCCTATTACTTCTATAAGTGTATATTTGCAATGGCTTGACACAATGGTGTGTATTGCTGTTCCTCCTAAGACACTTACTATGGAGCAAGCAAGAGCAGAACTTGAAGGCATTGACAATGTAATGTTGTTTGAGAAAGAAGGCGACATGATCGACACTTTCTTAACACTAATCGAAGACGCTGATGTACTTAGTGGCTGGAACAGTGAGGGTTATGATATTCCTTATACTGTAAACAGAACTAGTCGCGTACTAAGCAAAGATGACACACGTAGATTCTGCTTGTGGGGACAACTTCCTAAGAAGCGTGAGTACGAAAAGTATGGCAAACTAAGTCAAACATTTGATCTAGTTGGGCGTGTACACTTAGATAGCTTGAACTTATATCGTAAGTACACATATGAAGAACGTCACACATATCGATTAGATGCTATTGGTGAAATCGAAGTAGGTGAAAAGAAAGTTGCATACGAAGGCACACTTGATCAGTTATACAACAATGACTTTCGTAAGTTTATTGAATATAACATACAAGATACCGCACTACTAGACAAACTAGACAAGAAGCTACGCTTTATTGATCTAAGTAACACTGTTGCACACGAAAACACTGTGTTACTACAGACTACTATGGGGGCTGTTGCTGTTACTGAACAAGGCATTGTTAACGAAGCACACAACAGGGGCTTACAAGTTCCTAATAGACAAAAGCGTGACGACGAAGCTACACAAGCAGCTGGCGCATATGTTGCTTTTCCTAAAAAGGGTTTGCACAAATGGGTTGCGTCAATGGATTTGAACTCACTGTATCCTTCAGTGATTCGTGCATTAAATATGGCGCCTGAAACTATTGTTGGACAGATACGTCCAGAGATTAGTGATGCTCGTGTACATGAAGACATGTTCTTAAAGAAGAAGAGTTTTGCTGGTAGTTGGGAAGGTCGCTTTAGTACAGAAGAATACGAAGCTGTTATGGAACAACGCAAAGACATTGCACTTACTGTAGACTTTGAAAATGGCCAAACAGAAGTAATGAGCGGAGCAGAGATATACAAATTAGTATTTGATAATCATAATCCGTGGATGCTTAGTAGTAACGGTACAATCTTTACTACAGAGTTTGAAGGTGTTATTCCTGGACTACTAAAACGTTGGTATGCTGAACGTAAAGATATGCAGAAGATGTTAAAGAAAGCAAAAGATGCAGGTAATGCTGTTGAGATCGAGTACTGGGACAAGCGACAGTTAGTTAAGAAGATTAACTTGAACAGTTTGTATGGTGCTATTCTTAATCCTGGTTGTAGATTCTTTGATAAACGTATTGGTCAATCAACTACACTTACTGGCCGACTTATTGTTAAACACATGAGTGCTGAAGTAAACAACTGTATTACAGGCGAGTATGATCATGTTGGCAAGGCTATGGTATATGGCGATACTGACTCATGTTACTTTAGTGCTTGGCCTATGTTAAAAGATGATGTCGATAGTGGTAAACTTGAATGGTCTAAAGAAAAGTGTATTGCACTTATGGATCAAGTATGCGAACAAGCAAACACAACGTTTCCAAAGTTTATGGCAGACGCATTTCATTGTCCAACAACTCGTAGTGATGTTATTGCTGCAGGACGTGAAATTATTGCACAGTCGGGGTTGTTTATTACTAAGAAGCGTTATGCGGCACTAGTCATTGACAACGAGGGGTTTAGAACAGACGTTGATGGTAAGGCTGGTAAGGTAAAAGCAATGGGCTTAGACTTGCGTAGATCAGATACACCTGTGTTTATGCAAGAGTTTTTAAGTGAACTATTACTTATGGTGCTTACAGATAAGCCGCAAGAAGATGTGCTAGAGCGTATTACACAATTCCGTCAGGAGTTTAGTAATCGACCTGGTTGGGAGAAAGGTAGTCCAAAACGTGCAAACAAAGTTGGACACTATCGACGCTTAGAAGAAAAACAAGGCAAGGCAAATATGCCTGGGCATGTACGGGCAAGCATTAACTGGAATACATTAAAACGTATGAACGGCGACAAATATTCGCAAGAGATCGTTGACGGTATGAAAGTTATTGTTTGTAAATTAAAACAGAATCCGCTAGGTTATACTAGTGTTGCATATCCAACTGACGAGTTACGTATTCCAGAATGGTTTAAAGAACTTCCGTTTGATGATGCAGCAATGGCGGAGACTATTATTGATAACAAACTAGACAACTTAATTGGTGTGCTAAACTATCCATTAGAAGATACTAAGCGACATAATACGTTTACAAGTTTGTTTGATTTCGGAGAATAATATGAAAATTAATATACAAGTAGAAGTAGATACAGAAAGTGAACAGGATCTAACTACTATTGAAGAATTAATTGCAATGCTAAAGACAATAGCAGAAAATCATGAATGGGAAGAGTAGACTATGAAGGTAGGATTTACATGTAGTGCATTTGACTTGTTACACGCAGGACACGTACAAATGTTACGTGAAGCAAAAGAACAATGTGATTATCTTATATGCGGGTTACAAGTTGACCCAAGTTCAGATAGACCTGAAAAGAATGCACCTATCCAAACTGTTGTAGAACGATACACACAATTAAAGGCTGTAAGTTACGTAGATGAAATTATTCCGTACGGTACAGAACAGGATCTAGAAGATATTTTAGAACTGTATACTATTAATGTGCGTATACTAGGTGAAGAATATAGAGATAAAGAGTTTACTGGTAAAGATATTTGCCGTAAACGTGATATTGAATTATTCTTTAACAACAGAGATCACAGATTTTCATCATCCCATTTACGTGAAAGTGTAGTGAAAAACAAATGAACATTTTATTAACAGGACATAAAGGGTTTATTGGAAGTGCGTTATTAACACGCCTTGCACGATTAAATCATAAAGTCCATACAATAGATATTGCTGATTCAATAGATCAAGATTTATTGTATTATGATAAGTGGCCTGCGGACATTGAGTTAGTTATTCATTTAGCAGGCAAAAGCGGAGTACGTGAAAGTTTAACAGACCCCGCAGGATATTGGATGAACAATATCGAAGCAAGTCGTAGACTGTTTGAAAAGTATGCGGATACACGTATACTGTACGCAAGTAGTTCAAGTGCTTACGAGCCCGATTTGAACCCTTATGCGGCGTCTAAGTACGTACTAGAAGAACTTGCCGAACGTTATTCAGATACATTAGGTATGCGTTTTCATACTGTGTATAGTGATAACTGTCCGCGAGAAAATATGTTCTTTAAAAAGTTACGCGAAGGCAGATTAGAATATGTAACTACGCACCATAGAGACTTTGTACATTTACAAGATGTTCTTGATGCTATTGAAATTTTAATTAAAGCAACACACGTAAATGGAACAATTGATATAGGCACAGGCGCACCTGTGCGTATTCAAGACTTAGCACCTAATGTGCCAGTTCGCCTAAATACACCGGGAGAAAGGACATTTACATGTGCTAATACAAAAAAAATTAAGGACTTAGGCTGGAAACCTAAATACTTTATAGAAAACTTCTTGACAAAAGAAGATAAAGGCAATATAATAAACATTACAAACGGAGAACCCCTATGAAAGATATTTTACAAGACATTGTAGCCCACACACACGCACTAGGCTTTTTAAGTATAGTGAAAGTAACTAGTGACGAAAAGACTTTAGTCGAAAGCATGGCTGAAGATAGATCTGTTATTTTAACAGCATCGACAAATAATCCTGTTGCAGAGTTTACAGGTACATTTGGTATGCCCAACTTAGATAAACTAAGTTTGCATTTAAAAAATCCTGAGTATCAGAAAGATGCAAAGATTGATGTTATCCAAGCAGAACGCAACGGCGAAGTTATTCCTACACATATTCACTTTGAAAATGCGGCAGGTGACTTTGAAAATGATTATCGCTTTATGAACAAAGCAATCATTGAAGAAAAACTTAAGACTGTTACGTTTAAAGGTGCATCATGGAATGTTACACTTAACCCAAGTATGGCTAGTATTGCACGTATGAAGTTAATGAGTGCAGCACACAACGAAGAGCCTACGTTTAATGTAAAGACAGACAACGGTAACTTAGTATTCAGCTTTGGTGATGCAAGTACACACGCAGGCGAGTTTGTATTCCAGCATGGAGTTGAAGGTACACTACAGCATACATGGAGTTGGCCTGTAGCGCAAGTGCAAAGCATTTTAAGTCTTGACGGTGATGCAACAATGAGCATTAGTGATCAAGGTGCAATGATGATTACTGTAGATAGCGGCATGGTCAAGTACGACTACATCCTTCCGGCGCAGAGTAAGTAGGCATGAACAAAGACCTAACCACAGCACAAAACGATTACGCACATTTCTTGCCCGCACTTAGTGGCTTCTATGCAACTTATGTAGGCAAGCAGCGTCATCCTGATCCTGTCAAAGGTCCTTACATTGAAGATGCTCGTATCCCAGCTAACTTCCAGAATGGTGTAGAAAGTCTTAACTATCTTAATAAAACAGAAGGAGCGTTCCAGTACAAGTGGACGCTCTACTCTGCAGGACATGCTGATTTAGATGTTAACAAGTTTAGCCCTAAAGAAGACATGGTAAGGAATAGAGATAGAGAAAACACTTGGTTACTAGGCGATAGCGGTGGCTTCCAGATTGGTAAGGGTGTTTGGGAAGGTGATTGGAAAGATCCTAACTGTCCTAAAGCACAAAAGAAACGTGATGGTGTTCTTCGTTGGATGGACGCCTATATGGACTATGGCATGGTACTTG